GCCCCTCTCACGGATGACCCCTTGGCAAGGTCATCCAGCTAAGTCCTTAAAAAGGCTTAGCCCACCTGAGCTTTAGACGAGCGGACTCAGGACGCCCCTGGCGTTCCAGATGCCGTATATCCTCAAACGGATTACTCCGTCCGGGGAGAAGGCACTTAAGCAAGGCGCCTTCGCCACTTACCGGTGAGGCAGGCGACGAAGAGCTCACTATATATCCCTTAACCAAAGGGACATGTAGATGCTCATCCATTCTTTCGGGATTATACCCTAGGAATGAATGACGGCCAAGCAAAGGAGATGTTGGATAGATAGAAGGATAGTGGGGAAGGATCTCCTCTATCTGAGTATCTAACCAATACGCAGTCGACCAAAGGCCGGCAGCGTATAAATTGTTGCGCAATGCAACAGTAGATACAATCTCCGAAACGTCAGACCGTCGAGTAGGGAATACAGACCTCACGCGCACAATGGAAACATCATGCCCGTGAAAGTATTCCTTTCCACATGACTCTCTGAACTGTCCAGTCCAGAAAGACTTGTTTGAGTTTACTTTATGCCCAAAAGCATTAAGCATCTCAACGACGGAACTGGCAAATTCTACAGGGATAATTATATCATCCCCGTAGACGCGCACCCTGCCACGATAGGATTTAATATCTTTTCGTGACAACCTGGTGTTCTTAGCCTTTTGAATCCCTAGAAAGATGATAGCCAAAAAGGTCATCGCCTCAATAGGAAAGCATAGGGCTGAACCCATCGACGCGAACTTGGCGAGACGTATAGTCTCGCCTCGTACATCAGCCTTCCGACTACGGCATGCATCAATACCTTCACGCAAGTGAGGATATTTAGCAAGCATATAGCGTACATGCTGATAAGAGACGCGATCAGATGCTTCACTAAGATCTAGTGTTGCGAGGTCTTCAAAGAAGGAGCCTCTCTGAGCCAATTCCTGGTTAGGGACTTGGTCCAGAAATCCGATCATCCCGCGGACTGTAACATCTGTTTCCAGATAGTCCACAAGATTCCTTGCAATGGCCTGCTGCATATATTGCATAGCAGTAGGTTCAATAGCAATGATTCTAGGCGTCTTTTGCGTTTTAGGAACGGTAATGACCCTTACAGGGCGTTCCCGACCGGGTTCGAGGAAGTCCACATGATCCATGCGGTAATAATACCGCCAATTAGGTAGAGCATAATCTCCATAAGGAAAAATACGCTCCAACCTAAGGGGCCATTCTGCTTGATCGTACTTCGCGTTTCCTTGAAGCCGATCAGCAGTAGACCCAGGGCCATGTTTAGGAACAATCCTACCATAATAGACATCACTGTCCATTTTGGTAAGAACGTCACCATAAAGGCGAATACACATCGACTCAAAGTCCTGTAAAAGCTCAGGATCCATAAGTCGGTCATATTCCCGGACTTCCTTCTCACACTCAAGGTACCTTTCGATCGCGGCATTGATCCGTTC